TAAAGATGTTTAAATTCTTCTTCATTTGGTAGTTGATTGTATCCAACACAATTTGTCATTTTGAATCCTTAAACTATACTTTTATATTTAGTAAAAATATAATTTAAAGAACTATTTTGTACCACCCTTATCTGTGTGTTTACGAATTTGTTCCAACTGCTCATCACTAAGAATACGCAATGCATCTTTTGCTTTCTCGTCGGAGTATCCAAAATATTCTTTAACGCATCCAATATCTTTCAACACCTCGGCCTTTTGCCATGGCTGAAACTTACGCTTCATTGGACGAATAGTGTTCAAAAGATACTGGTATTGCATATCCTTATCTGTTCCCGGATACAAATTCATCTCATTTGCGTATAAAACACAGTCAAAGTGAAAGGAAAGACCACGATTTATTATAAATGGTGCGTAATCCTTTGTTGATAATTCATCATCCTTTAATAGATTTTTTTTGTTTACTAAAATAGCATTAATAAAATCAAAGGGCGTCATAATAATTTACCATAATATTCGTATACTTTTTTCATTTGAAGGAACAATCCACCATTATTTCTACTAAACAGGCTGTAACATTCAGCTCTGCATCAGCAACAAATGCAGTTTGATATTGGTATTTGGCTAAAATTAAAACTAATTGTGGAATTGAATTGGGGGTTAATTTATCATATATTCCATCATAGATTTTTCTGAATAGAACAGAAGAATCTTGGTCTGAGTTGGCAGTAACCCACTTACGAGTAGAAGCAAAGTCTTTCTCCTTTAGAGAAGTGAAAAGAGTATCCAGATTAACATCACTGATATTACTAAGAATACCCTTATCGATGGATCCTGATACAGCATACCGCTGAAGCTCGTTAAGAATACGGCGATTATCAGGGAAATGTTTCGTAATAACTGCAGCAACAACTTGTTTATCATACTCAATTCCTTCTTGTTCTAAAATGTATTCAACACGCTTAAAGAAAGCGGCTGCCATTTTGGCTTTAGAACCATTAGATTTAAAGTCAACAACTGCACAACGTGAATGAATAGGTGCAATGATTTTGTTTTTGAAGTTACAAGTGAAGATGAAAGAACAATTATCGGAATATTCTTCAATCATGCCTCTAAGAGCGGGTTGAACCGATTCCGGATTTGAGTAATCCGCCTCATCTAGGATAATGACTTTCTTACCGCCAGAGAAACTCATAGACGAAGCATAGCCCCGAACTTTGGTTCTCATCGTGTCAATCATACGGCCTTCTTCAGATCCGTTAATGATAAGATAGTCTAGACCAATCTCATCACAGAGAGCACGAGCAACAGTAGTCTTACCGATACCTGCTGTGCCAGAAAAAAGGAGATTTGGAATCTCCTTCTTATCTACGTATTGTTGAAACGTTTCTTTTAAAGAATCCGGTAAAATACAATCTTCAATTTTATGTGGACGATATTTTTCTACCCACAAAGTGTGTTCTGTAATCATTCAAATACCTCATAATATAATAATAAAAAATCACTTAATCTCTGTCAAGGCTTCGTACAGAGATTCAAATTCTGAATGTTCAGCAACTTCATTTCTAAAGTTTTGTTTGAATTGTGTTTTAGCCATTTTCTTAATAATCTTTTTAGGAATTTTAAGATTGTCATAACATAAATCCACAATATCTCTAATTGATTCATTTTGAGCTTGAATTCTTTGCATACAAACCACAATTTCTTCAATATTACCTTTCAACTCTTTTAATTGTTCCTCATCAAGAGAACCATAAAGAGTATTAACTTTATTAGCCACATTAACCTCCAAAAGATGATTGTTTCACTTCAATGGCAATCCAATATTGAATAGATTCGTCATCTGTCTTAAACGAAGCAAGACCTTTGGATGACAATTGTACATTATATTTGTTAGGCAACATCTTAAAATTATCACGTAAGAATACAGCCTTGAAAACAATACCATTACTTGTTCCCACATCAATTGTACTTGTGTGTGAGATTGGATTGCCTTGCGCATCTAGGGAACAGGTAACTGCGGAGATTTTTTCACCATCGGATTCGAATACGATGTTTTCACATTCCAACAAAGCTGCATTTTTCAATAGAGCTTTCATGTCTTCTTCATCTAGTGTAAATGATCCATCAACAGAAGGAAAATTCAGGTCTTTCTCTGGAGGCAAAACCAAATCTTTCTTCATTGCTTTACGATATTTTGTTTTGACTTTACCTGATTTAAATGTCACATTCAAATCGTCAAATTCCATTTCCAAATTATCTACACCAGAGATAACGGACAAGAACTGATTTAAATCATGTAAACAAAAGTCTTCAGGAATATCTTCTTTTAATTTGGCTTTTGCCAAGACTGTCTTGGTTGATGATATGGTTGATAAAACTTTACCTTTCTTAAATTCAATATTTGAATTAATAGTTGCAAAGTTTTTCAATACGGTAATAGTTTCACTTGTTAATTTCATAATATAACTCCTTCATTATGTTCATGTATTATACTTGGTCCAAAAGATTTTGTCAAGCACCTATACAATTTCAATTTCAATTCTTCCTTAGTACTATCATTTGTAATTGAATGGTCAATATTACCACCAACCCAAGATGTTTCTGAGGAATGAATTCCGTTTTGTTCCAACCAACGAACTGCACTAGCACTACCACGGTTTGCTTCAGCCGCAATATTATACCAGTGTGGTTTAATACCTCTTATAATTTCTATTAAAATACCGCCTTGTTGGTGTATGAATTCCATTTCATTGGGAAACCTACAATCTGTAATGACATAATTTTTTCCATATTGCATTTTCTTTTTAAGACTTAAAATCCAAAAATCTTTATGAAAAATATTCCTAACAGATTCCGTGCCAAGTAATTGTAATGCTTTTCTAGGCGAAATTTTATATCCAAGTTCTTTAGACCAAAACTCATCAGGTTGTTCACGCCATTGACGAGATTTTTCAGTATCACCTTCTAATAAATTTCTTGGCCAATCAAACATTACGGATGCAACATCTTTCAGATTATTTGCAAAACTAACAGATTCGAATCCCATTTCTTCAAAGAGTTGACCTGCTGTTCCTTTTCCTGAACCAATAAATCCAAGAATACCCACAATCATTTTACATCTCGCCTACAAAATTAGCAACAGCAGGCATATCACCATGGAAATGATATGTACCAATGTGAGCCGTTTTCATCCACGGACACAAATAAATTTCTCCACCCATCTTACGCCACATTTGGCAGAACATATAGTCTTCACTCAAATAACGGTCTGAACCACCGCCTGTGATAGAGTCTTTTGTATCAATGACTGTATCAAAGAAAGCATGGATGTAACGTGAACCGTCAAAGTGTGCTTGGCCAACGTGGTCTGGTTTATAACGAATCATTGGGTATTCCGTTTCCATCTTAGCAAAGACTTCACGTTTGACCATCATAAATCCTGTACCAATTTCCATGACAGACAAAGGTTCTGTTACGGAGAAATTAGCTGTGCCTTTAACTGGATTGAATACATAATCACCAGTAACTTTTTCTAACAATTGTGGTTCAATGGTTGGATTCTTTTCAATGGCTTTCTTAACAGATTTCCATTTGATTGCCTTCTTAGGATAAGGACCACCAATAACATCTCTATCTAAAGCCAATAGAGCGATAACGTCACGAGGATCAAAGTTGATATCTGAGTCAATAAACAACAAATGTGTACAATCGGAACGGTGAATAAATTCATCTACTAAGTAATTTCTAGCACGAGTGATTAAAGATTCATTGAAGAGGAATGAAAATTTAATGTTGACACCATATTGCATACACATACCTTGTAGGTCTAGGCAAGCTTTCATGTATAATCCATGATTCTGGCCTCCATACATTGGAGTTGCAACGAACAAACTTTTCTTTTGCAAATCTTCTTTTTTGATTGAAATTTCCATCATTTCTCCAAGAATAAAAACGAAAAAAGAGGAGTCTGCCAAAAGACAGAACTCCTCTTATGGATCACTTAGTGATTAGGCATTGAAGCTGTAGCCAGCTTTGATGGCTGCTTGAACCAAAGCTTTGGTTGGTTTACCCAAACGATAAGAAGCAACTTTAGTTCCTTCATTATTGTATTTGTAGTTTGTGTAAATGCAATGACCTTCTTTACGAAGTTCTTCAATACGTGCAGATACGTTTTGAATACCGAAACGGCGTCTAGCTTGTTCGGTAGTAAATGTGTTGTAACCTTCATTCTTTGACAAAGTATTCAACATTTTTTGTTTAGCGGATAATTTAGCCATAATATAACTCCTAATAATAAAAAATAAAACTCTTGTTTTCACAAGTTCTGATAGTATAACACTATCTACTCAATATGTCAAGCACTTTTTGTGGTATACTTGACATCATCTGCCTACTTGCGGCAAATTTGATGTAGTGGAATTAACCTGCCAATATTCATGCTGGTACGGTCCTTCGTATTAGAGTGGATGCGGGCTTCCACACCGGCGATCCACACCTATTTAACGTCCCACTTGTCCTAGGTATTTTTCCTTAGTTTGATTCCAATCTAAAAATATTAAATCTGAGTAGAATAATGTTTCATAAGATACTTTATCTTTCTTTTGGAGCTGTCTAATTCTTGGTTTTGCGTAACGAGTTTTCCAAATATTAGATAATGCTTCTTCACTGGTATCAAAAGATTTTATCAGTTTATCTTCCGTAATTTCTTTCCTCAAATATTCATTTGTATTAGTATATAGTTGCGAAAAATAAATTCCACGTTGATGTTCTGTACGAGTTAATTCTTTTGGTATCTTTAATTTGGGATAAGCAAAATGTAAAGAACGGTTTTTGTGGTCACGCTTAAGTGGAAGACCTTTTGGATTTTTGGCTTCCCACCATTCAAAATATTTACGTGTATGGTTTTCTTTTAACCAATCAAAAATCATCTTTTTGGTTTTTCTAGATGGCTCAAAAGCCACAGAACCGGAAGAAAATCCCATACTATTCCAATGTTCAAGGCCATCGTACTGAGATAGCCCGTTGGCTTTAGTTTTACCATAGAGTGACGTTGTAGTAACGCCAACAAGAGTGTCTCCATATTGTCTTTTCCAATCTTTCTGTACTGTATCAGCCAAACACAGTAAGGCTAACAACTTACCACCCATGTAATTATAACCTAAAGGCTGTAAAGGAACAATCGTGGATCCAATGGCCGTGTGATTAATCATGTGTTGTTTAGTCTTGACATCTCTAGACCATCCAATTGCCGAGTCTCTTGGAGTAAGGTCCAAGAAGTCGGAGGAGATACAAATAACACCAAGATATTTATCAGTAACTTCATCAACGACAGTATAGAATAAATTACGGCCAATATTAGAGTTGTTCTTCATTGTAGATGAGAATGTACGAATTGCATTCCATCTTTCTGCCAAATCACCATTAGATAATTTGAGAACCGGTTTAAGATTCTCATAGTCATCAGGATGTTTTGGCATCCAGAATTTATCTTTTACCTCGTTGATAATTTTCTTTTGTGACAAGTCAACCATATCAGGTCTCTCACCCAAAAAATCGGACAAAGCATTAGATTCACCGACAGGATATCTTTCTTTTACTTCACACCACTTTTGGTATAAAGTATATTCTTTAACATCCATTTGTGAAGCATAAGTCAAATCTTTAATTAAAGTTTCTTTTAATACTGATTCATCAATATGTTCAAAAGAATCCGGTGGATTTTCTTCTTGCCATTTGTTCCATTGTTCATCAACGGAAGGTACAACTAACGTCATAATGTCATCACATCCTCAATTTTAGATTGTGCTCTCTGTGCACGTTCTACCAGTTTTTTAAGTTTGTTTCTTCTTTTCAATCCACTTTGCAATGCTAGTGGCTTTGCTACACTAGTATACACTATTCCGTTCATGTGGTCAAGCTCATGTAGAAAACATCTTGCGGATAATCCGGTAAAGTGTGTTTCTTTTTCTTCTCCGGTAAAGTCTTGGTATTTTACCCATATTTTTTCAGGTCTGGTAATTCTTAAACCTAACATAGGAAAAGATAAGCAGGCTTCTTGCATATGTATTTCGTCTTCGGATTTAACCAGAACAGGATTAAAAAATGCCACGTATTCTTTACCGGCACCCATCACAAACATACGATGCCTAAAACCACATTGGTTTGCCGAAAGTCCGTAACCATTAAATTTCCTACAAGTTTCTACCATAGAAGAGGCAAAATCGGCAGGATTAATTGTTGATGTTTCAAAATTAAATAAAGGTAAACGTTCTCTTAAAATAGGATCATCTTCAGAAACTAAATCAAAAGTATCAATGTGTTGTTGTACAACCTGTTCTCTAGTTTCCGTATCATATATGATTAAATCATCATCATTTTTTAAAATATTCATTTTGTCCATCCTTTATAAAAATTTCTTTTACCATTACAAACATCAGACATTGCACCTTTATTCAAATTATTGTTTTTCAATAACGGAGAAATTATTTTTTTTTGTAAAACGGATTACACTCTTAAATTTATCAAACATTTGGTCTGATTTATGGCTAATAACAAAAACATTAGTATCTGGTGATAAATCTTTCAATAGTCCCATTAAGAGTTCAACGGATGCGCCATCTAAACTACTATCAAACACTTCATCTAAAATTAACAAGTTGGTATTTGTTGAATTTTTT